CGCGGTGGTAAATCGCGAGGCGGCTCCCTTCCCCCGGGAGTCTCAAATCACCAAGGGCGAGTTGGGCACTGTGTCGGTATTGGCCGGCATGGGAAAGCAACTCACTCAAGTACTCGTGTGTCGCCAAAAGCGCTGCACGGGTCACCCCCTTGTTTATTATTAACTTGGGGACTATTGCCTAGCAATAGGCCGTAAACCTTAGGAACCACTCCCCTTAAGTGGGGGGGGCAACCCCTAAGACGCCACCTGCCCGTGAGGGCGTACGGTCTGGAGGTGGTACTTCAGATCAGGGTGGAACCAGAGTAGAGAACCATGAGAACAAAACTTCGTTTTGTCTTCGTTCTCCGGCCATTATTTCGGACGCTGTCCGCCATATGGAGGAAATCAAAGACCTCCTTCTGGTTGATGTGCATTCGTGACTACATGGGGCTCGTTAGTCGTATGACTTCCGAGCACGGGCCTTACCAGTCCGCTCGATTCTGTAAGGTACTCTACATGCGAGCCAAGCGGCTCGCCTTGAAAGTAGAGTTATACCCTCAGGATGGAACTTTCCATTTTCAGACTAAGTTGGGCGGTTTGCCCTCTTGTCTGCGACGGCTCGAGCAAGTTCTTCGGAGCAATAGTGTCTTTAATAGACGCCTTGCTCTTACGATCTTGTCTTGCTACCGTTTGTTGGACCACAAAGTGGTCCCCTCGTATTCCTCAGTGTTTAACCCATCTAAATGGGTTAGACCTTTGGGTCTATTAGAGGAGGTGGAGCGATTGAAGAAATTCGGACGAGGTCTCCGCGTTAGAAAGAAGAGAAATCTTCGATCTACCTGGGTTGGCTCTCAAGGTCCTCACGGCCTTCCATCGTGCTTGAGTATCTGTTTCGACGCTTTCGTCTTAACAGAGCACCCTGAGTACATGGAGACAGTTTGGTCCCTCTGGAGCCAGTTCGAGCCCAATCGCCTTAAATGGCAGAAATGGGTCCGGACCCTTTCGTTTTTCCGTTTCATGAACTTTACCGAGTGGCGTGCGTCCAGGGCTCAGGCTTGTCTTGCTAAACATACTTTCCTCTCCGAAGGAGGGGGAAAAGTTCGCGGGGTTACCCCCGTTAACTGGTTTATTCAAGCTTGTCTGAAGCCTTTCCATGATTATTTTATGGAAATTCTGAGACGTATTCCGACCGATTGTTCTTTCGACGAAGAACGTGGTATTGCGTGGGTAAAAGAGCAGAGCTTGAAAGCTAAGCGCCTTTACTCCTATGACCTTTCCGATGCGACAGATCGCTTCCCGAGGGTTTTACTCCGGGATGTCGTGAACTCGTTTCTAGGCGAAGATATCGCCAAGGCGTGGTTTCATTTAATGGGACTTCCGATCCTGTTTGGTAAAACCAAACAGTCGATTCGTTCGTTCCAGGTAGGTGCTCCCATGGGCATTTATTGCCTGTGGCCAGTATTCACTTTATGCCACCATGCTGTCGTCCAACTCGCCGCAAGGCGCGTCGGGGTTTCCGGGTTCTTCCGGTCCTACGTTATTAGGGGCGATGACATCGTCATCGCTTCCCCAAAAGTGGCCCGTGAGTACAAGAGGATTATGAGTGAAGATCTCGATTTGAGTATCTCCATCTCTAAATCCTTTGACGCAGACACAGACGGTCCGTCTGTGTGTGAGTTCGCGAAACGTATATTCCGCGATGGTGTTGAGTTATCGCCCTTCTCTGTGAAGCAGATGAAGTCGGCGGTCACTTTTGACCCATTTTCGGCGTTACCGATAGTGCGTAAACTAGCCTGGTATCTGAGGTCTGGGGGAGGAAGCCGTTTGACTCCCAACTCCGTTTTGCCTCTGTTTTTGCGGCGCTCGCGCGCTCGCAGATTCGAAGGCTGGCTCTCCAC